TAAAATCTCTTATACCACCAAAAAATCCTTTTCTTACACCTCCTATATAATTACCACTGTCATAATAAGGGTTACCAAAAGATTTTGCATTATTTTCTTCAGATAATATTACTGAACCAGTGTAATGGTTAACTTCTCTTAGATGATTAGCTTGATAAGCTCCAAAACTTGCAGTTGTACTACTACCTGATATACCCTCTGTTCCTAAAAATATATTCCAAAAATCTCCATTATATATAGGAATTTTTTCTGTTTCTGCTACACTAGATGTAAATTGTGTTAATACTAACTTTCCATATTGTGTTTTATCATTAGTAGCAAATAAATCGCTACTACCAGTATAAGGATGTAATGTTAAATGTAAATCTGATCCTGATATGTCATTAAATGAAGAATGATTAGTTAACGAAAATAAATGATAATGGGTATTAGCTCCACTAGGTGGTCTATTAGGTTTTATTCTAAATTCAACTGTTTTAGCTGAAGAAGAATTAGCATTTGTTAATGATGAAGACCATTCTGTTTCTATAAACATTCCATTTGTACTAGTGTTTGTTATAGAATTTCCACTTAATACTTGTGTAAATTTAGGGTATGAATATAATTTAAATTCATTTCTATCAGGATCAGAACTACCAAACTCTTTTATATCTAATACTGTTTCTGGGATACCATAACAATTAATTAAAGCTCTTAAACCTCTTTCTGTTCCTTTAGTTTTTAAAAGATAAGGAGCATTATGGTATAAACGTTTCCAAATTTCTTTAGATATGTCTTGTTTTGAAACTATTGCATTTGATGCAGTAATTACTGTTGAAGTGTCTTGTGGGTCTAAACTTGATCCAAATATATATTGTGATAAGTCATCATTTTCAAATTGATCATAACCTTCTATACCTAATGTCTTTAAAGTATAATAAACTAAATCTTTAGACACACCTAAAGTATGACTATTATCTCTTAATTGTGTTATTTCTTTTATATGTGTCCAAATGGGATCAAAATGCTGCCCCACCATATCACAAAATAATATGTAAGGTTGGTTTTCTTCTCTATCTCCTATAAAAGTAGGAATTAATTTAGATAATTTATTAGGATTTTGAGAATCAAATATAGAAGCAGATAATAATTGACCACCATAATTTGGATTATAAGAATCACCACTACCTAACCACGTTTCTGCTTCTGAAGAAGTTGTATGTGATAATATATAAGGTTCTATTGAGTTTGTTTTAGGCCATGAATATGCTCCTGACTCAAAATACAAAAATTGTTCATAACCACTAAAACCTTGAATTAAATTTTCTTTTTTAATTTTTATAGAAGAAGATGCATTCGTATAAGCTACTGATTGTGTTGTATCCCCTGTAATTGTTTCTATATCATTTAATTGAGTACCATATAATTCAATTAATTCTAATTTATATTTAAAATTATTTAATAGTTCAGTTGCACTACCAAAATGTACAAAATTTTCAAAATGTGTAGGTGTTACTGTTAAAAAATCTAATGATGCTGTATCTACTGGTCTTATATATCCATAATCTATTTCTGGGATTTCATATCCATCTAATTTAGATAAAAGTTTTTGATAAGATGAAGTAGTAGATGTACTTAATATATCATTAAATGATTTAAATTCATTAGATACTTTAGGATTTAATCTTGTATCAATTTTAAAATTAGGACCTTTTATAGGTGTTGTAGTATCTACAGGTGGTAATTCACCTAAATTATAAATTATTTCTAGAGGATCTACTATATCTTCTACTATATTTAATTTATCACCTACAGATATGTTATCTGGTAAAGGCTTAAGTAACTTTATTAATAATAAAAATTCATTAGGATTAGATTTATCTATATCCATATTAACTCCTACTATGTTTATATCATTTTGAAAATTTAATGTAAATTCTCTAAAATAAGTCGAACTTTGAATTGTTTGGATATAATTTCTAGAATTAGAATCTAATACTGTGTTTCCTTCGGTTGTTGATAATTTTAATTCATTTCTAGTTGCTGATATTTCTGATAATTTAAAAACAGGAGTTATAGAATTAAATATCTTTCTTTTTTGTATATTTGTTTTTAATCTATATTCACCTGTATTATAACCATTTTCGTTAAGTATTTGTTGTGGATTAATATTTATTTCGTTTGTTAATCCCCCTATATTTTCTCCTGTTTCAAAATCAGAGTATTCATGTATACTATTTAATAAATTATTATTAAGATCATATATATGAACTTCTACAAAATCTTCAGCTCTACCGAATTTTCTATCAACGGATATAGATTTTAAATCATCTATATTTTTGATATCCACTCTAGTGGTATTATTTTCAGCAATTGTCTTAGCCATTTATATTATCTTTGTTTTAATATTGAAATTTCTTGTTCTTTAACTTTATTATCAGCTTCTAAAATATTTTTTTCTGATTCTAAAGTTGCTATTCTTTGTTCTAAAGATTGTATGTTATTTCTTAAATCTCTAATAATTTTATCTGAGGATAATTCCGCATCTTTTAAATATTCTCCACTTCTATTAAATAAAATAGTGTGGGATAAAGTTCCTGTTTGTGGGATTTGAAAAAATAATTTGTTGTATATTTCAAAAAAATTTGTTAATGAAACATTATCAACTGATGATTTTAATTCATTAAAAGACCTGTCTATTAGTTTATCGGCTTCTGTTATTTCATATGCCTTTTTAGTTAATTTCATTATCTTACTATTTTAAAGAAATAATCTTCGTCATAAATATTAATTCCATCATTATTATCAACTCTAAACATTAACTTATAATAACGTTCAGGTTGAAATCCTTCCATCCATAAATCAAAATACATTCCATCACTATTAGCACTTAATTTTGTATATTCTGTGTCAAAAGGAATTATTACTTCGTCCGTTTCTACATCACGTACACTGTAGTAACTTGTTTCGGGTAAATATTGTACATTTAAAAAATTTGAACTTGTTACAAATGTTCTATCTGGGTATCTTTTTCTTGTTGTTAACCTAAAACGTTGTTTTGATTTTCTTTGAAATTCAGATTTATTATTATATAATGATAAAAATATGTCTCCACTAGTTAAAGTAGTTCCACTATGAGAGTAAGATGAATCATCCCATTTAAAAGTTAATTTAGGAGGATAAACTGTATGTGTGTTAGTTGAAAAATAACTTAATTCACCATAACTTAAACTGTCTTCTTCTACACTTGAAGGTTTTTTAATTATAAAACCATTATTAGTTATAGCATCAGGATAAACTGCACTGGTATAAAAACTTGAAGAGAATTTTTGGATTATAGAAGTAACATCTATATCTAAATCTAAATTATCATTTTCAAAAAAAATATTTTCACCTCTAAAATCACTACCTATGTACCAAGCTCCTCCCCCTGCTTGAAAGGTATATGATCCTGTTGCTTGTGAATTAAAATTTGTAGTATCCCATAAAGATGATGTTAATTCTGTTCTATGAACCCATGTTGCCCCATTTGCCGCTTGAAGACTACCTGAAGCTATAAAAGGTGGATTTGATTCATATCTATGTGTTCCCTCATTAAAAGACTGTGATAAAGGAAAAGCTTCAATTACATGACTATTTGCTAGTTGTTTATGTTCAGTAGAATATAAATTTAAACATATTTTTAAATTGTTAGATGTTACTTCTTTTGCTACACCTGATAATTTATTTTCTATAACATCTTTTATATCTATATTTTTAAACTTCATTAATATACGAGAAGTAAAATATGTTTCTCCTGTGTTTGATTTTTCTTCAACTAATTCAAGAATTTCATCACGACCTGTATTCATATTAGTTCGATCGGGATGACTATATATAGTAGTGTCTTTTTCGGAAAAAATTGAGTAATATGCCATTTTAATATTGTTTTATTTTACCTTTAATATCCGTATCTGGATATTTTAATTCAAAAATACTTGGATCTAAAGAAGGATAAATTATACCATTTTTATTAGCTGTTTTAAAATCATATCTAAATCTAGAATATCCTTTTTCTTGACCCGCTAAATTATTAAACACAACATTTATTACTGATTGTACTCCTTTTACATTTGCTATTAAATTAATAACTTCTGATTCTATAATTGGTTGATTTATTTCCCATTTATCTACATTAAAATAACTTTTTAATTCAGATATACAATCTAATAAAACTTGTTGATTATTATTATTTCTAAAAGTTGTAATTTCAAAATCAATTCCAAAATTAATAATAAAAGCATCCATTATATTAATAGAATCTGTTAGTGGTTTATAATAATTAAGATAAGTTATTAAATTAGTTTTAGTAGCTTTATTACATGTAGTAAAGTATTTATTTCTATCATATCCCAAAATATATAAGTTTGAAGATATTTGAGATGATTCCGTGTTTGTATTAGGTGTTTCTATGTCTGTAGATTTTACTATATATGCTTTAGCTACACTACCATATAAAGAAGGCATAGATAATGTTCTCACAATATAATCTTCTTTAGTTACTGTTCTTTGTTGGGCTGCGAAAGAAGCGGCTGTATTAAGTTTTAAATCTTCAACAGTATCACCTGCTCCCCCACCTGTTGATGCTTCTGGGTTGTTACATGCTAATGATTCTTTAACAAAAGAAATTAAACTACCATCTAAATTAGGTTTATTAGAAATATTAGTTTCTTTAATTTTTGTTATAGTATTAGAAGGAACATTAGAATTTAATCCACCCCCTACTAAATAATTAACTGTTAAAGTTGTATTTGATGGTACTTTACCATATGTTTCTGTATATAAAAAGTTTGATGGGTCTATAGATTGGTCTAACTTACTTCTTCCATCTCTACCACCTAAACCTATATTATCTGGTATTGGAACTATTTGTTCATCTGTTTTGTCTGAACTTCCCCCACCAAATTGTATTTCTAATACCCCATTAGACGTAAATCTAGTTACAAATCTTCTAGGTACTCTTTTTAATTTTAATAAATAAGGTGTTTCATCATAAAATTCATATAATGTAGGACTAGTACCTTGTATATTTGATATATTTTCAAAAACAGTATCTTGGGCTAAATAAGGGACTTCTGTGTATTCATTTCCATTTGAATCTACTATAGATTCTATTGATATAATATTACTATCTATTAAGTTTAAAATTAAAAATCTTTCTAAATTTCCTATTTCAAATGTTGTAGATTTTCTATTAGCAGATATTGCTTTTACTGATTTTTTTAATAAATAATATTCAGGATCATTTCCATCTAAAGAATAAACACTAACGTCTGTTGGGTTAAAAGAAGATGAATTACTAAAAACTACTGGGTTTTGTAATAAAAATTCTGTGCCATTCGAAGCTTCAAATACTGAAGGTTGGTTTATTGTTAATGAATAATCAAAATCTGGTATTTTATTACCTGTATTTCCTTTTGCTGGTATTAATTGAAATAAATCTATATCCGTAACTGATGTTGATGTTACTTTTGGTCTATAACCTAAGGTATATGCTAAATGGAATAAATTAGTTCTTTCTTGGGCAGTGTCTAAAAATGTTTCTTGTAATTGAGTGTCTACATAGTAAGATAAAACATCACCAACATAAGCAGCCATTTCCATAAACATTAAACCTGGAGATCCTTCTGTAAAATCATTAAAAGTATCAGGATAATATGTTCTAGTAAATTCAACTAGATCAGATCTAAAAGAATTAAAATCTTTATTAAGATATTTTATATCTTTAATAGGTGTTGTATTTGATATTTTATTATAAGCCATGTTTTTTTATTTAATATCCTCCTCCCGCACTAGGTGAAGGTGTTGAAGAATTACTTAAATTATTATCTTGTGTAAAATTAATTTGTATAGCGTCTTCTTCTCCATTGTTTATTAATCTATAAAATATACCTACATATAATTCATGACTATCAGGTGATTTATCTACAGTTACATTTACTAATTCAATTTGAGGAATATAAAGTTTTATTTGGTTATTAATTTTTTCTTTTAATGATTCCTCATCTGTAAAATTTTCAAAAAGATACTCTCTTAATCCTACACCAAAATTAGGTTTAAATACTCTTTCTCCTGGTTCTGTTAATATTATATTTAATAGATTACTTTTTACTTGCTCAGCTGTTTCATAAGTAGAAAAGAATACACCTTCAGCGTTAAAAGGAAATCTAACACCAATTGCTCTCCTATTATTTACATCTATAGGATTTATTCTTATATAATCTCTTACGTTTGCCATTTACTAGTTTCCTTTTTTCTTATTAATTGCATTCATTAAACCACTATAATCTCTTGTTACTGCTTTTGCTACTGAGTCAGGCATACCTGCTGTATTCATTGGTAAAGGATCACCTGTTGCAAAAGGTTGTGATAAACTTACAGGTGAATTTCCTGAATTTAAATTTGTATCTCCTGCTGCTGTTTCATTTAGTAAATCATTTAACATACTATCTCCTACAAATTGTTGTTTTTTGATAGGTTTTTTACCCATTATTTTTTCTTTTAAAGATGATTGAGGTACTTTAGGTACTTCAACTAATCTTTCAGTATGTTCTGTGATTGTTGGTTTTAATCCATCACGTAAATCTTCTTTAAGTGATTTGATTTCTCTGCGTAACGCATAATCGATTTCTTCTCTAACTACTTTTCTAATTAGATTTTCAAAAGTTTTTGCTTTCATGTTAATAATTAATGTTTGTTAATAAATATAAATTTTTTAAGCTCTATAACGCTTATATCCTATCATTTCAAAATCTAAATTATATAATTTTTCTATATATTCAATTTGATTAGTTTCTGTTAGTTCATTTATTATATCATCATATAATTTATCTAAGTCTATTGAAAAATTATTTGGGTCTAAAGCTGGTTTATTAGTTAATGGTAAAGTTCCATTATTATATAATTCATTTGTTATTTGGGGGTGAATTTCAGTTAAATCTCCTAATAAAGGATGATTATTAAAATCTTTTCCTGAAGAAGGATTTAAATCTGATTGTGTTATAGGATTTCCTATTTGTGTATCTCCTATTATAAGTGGATCTGATAAATTTAATCCTGTAATTTGTGAATTTATAGAACTGTTATTAAAGTTTGATGTAGAATTATTATTAGGATTAGTTGTAGTGTTATTTGTGTTTAAAGAATTATCTTGTGGGAATTTATCTTTATTAGGTATATTTGAGCTTCCTAAATTATTAAAAGCATCCTTAATAGTTTGAGAAAAATCTTGTTCTGTAAATCCTGGGTATCCTATTTCTGCTAAAAATTCTTCTGGGCTAGTTGCTTTTGAATTTTCTTTAGCACTAGCTGTCGAATTATTTTTTCCAAATAATAGTAACATTAATAATTCCATTAGTTGTTTTAAAAATTTAATAAATGCTATAATAGCTAAAATAGCGCCTACTACTTTTAATATAGTAGAAATTAAATTCATTATTTTTTCTAAACCATCTTTTAAAAATTTTCCAACATTTTTAGCTTTTTGTTCCATATTAGCTTTAAACCCGTCAGCTTCTTCTCTTGCTTTTTTAGCTGCTTGTGTTACTCCACTATTAGCTTTATTACCAGGACCTGGGTGAGAAGGAAATGTAGGTTTCATACTATTAGTTTGAGCTTCTAAAGATTTAGCTGATGATTCTTTTTGTGCTGCTTCTCCCTTTATTTTACCATCTTGAACTATTGATTTAGTAGCATCTTTTAAAACATCTTTTCCTTCTTCTGATACTTTAAGTACTTCTTTTTGAATATTTAAAACTCTTTTTTGTGATTCAGCTATTTGGGCCTTAAAAAATTTAAAAGCAGCTATTTTTAATGCTATTTCTCCTAAACCACTATTAGTTACAGCTCCTAAAGCTGCTCCTGCTACTGCTCCTTTTATTAAGTTATCAGCTTGTCCTTGTAACCCACCTAAAATACTACCTGCTTTATCTTTTACGGTGTTTTGGATTTTAGATGCTATTTCATTTCTTTTTTGTCTTAATTCTCTTTTTCTTTCTTCTTCTTGTATTTGTTTTTCAGTTAAACCCTCAGTGTCTACTGGTTTTTCTATAGGTACATCAGTAGGTATTATCTCTACTTTAGGTATATCAACTGTTGGGATAGGAATATTAGATACTAAATCTTGTGTGGGGTCAAAATCTTTTAGAAAATTAGAAGGAACATTATTTCCTGGTTTAAATACATTTTGTAAAGTAATAGGATTAGGTAGTATACCTTTTAAATCAGATATCCCCTCTTTAAAGGGAACTTGTCCATTAGGTAATTTTCCTGAAACACTACTAATAGTATTTTTTATTTGGTTAGTTATTTGTGATTGTGCGTTTAATGTTGACATTTTATTGTTTTATAAATACGTGTCTACTAATTATATCTTTTATCATTTTTCTAATTTCTCCTACACTATTAGCTTCAGGTTCTCCTTTACTATCATACCAATCTTTCCTAATTGTTTCAAAAGTTTCACCTTTTGGTGTTGTAGGATGGCCATTATCACCAATATGACTATAATCATCACTTAAAATATCTAATAATTGTTTAAAGATATCTAATATTTTATTTAATGTTTCTTGTGTTTTTAACCCTAATACAGCATTTTGGGTTGGATAATTTTTAGGTCTACCTTCAACAGTATCCATACCAATAAATATATTAGGTGAATTTAAC